ATGCGGTGCTTGCTGCCCAAACCACAGGCGCAGTTGCTGTTACATTATTAACAGTTGTGGCTGGCGGGGGTGGGGTTTGTATAACTTGGATCGTTCGCAGACAGCCAGTATCACGCACAAGTCGTTCCCGTGCGGAATTAATGTAGTCCGTTAATTGCTGATCCGTGTAAAAATTTCCATTGGCATCGTGCAATAAACGTCTGACTTCCGTGATGTACCCGGAAAGATTTTGCGACATTTACGTTCCATAACTTAGGCTACGGATCGGACTTTTCCCTCTGTTTGCTTGATAGCTCGCAGAGGTACTCTTTCCACCACCGGGGATAACGAATGGTTCTTTTTTGGCGGCTCAGAGGAAAACTCCCATTTAGCAAGACGGGCTAAACCATCTTCTAAATCATTAATGGTTGTAATCCATCCAAGCCGTGCCAGAAAAGGTTCTTTGTCTTCAAATCCGTAACCAAAAACGTGCTTTGCTACTTCAAGAGGAACTTCAACAGTTTCACTAGGTTTAAATTCATATTTAACCCCTGCAAAACCATCAATAAGTTTCTTTTCAGTACCATTGGTTACAAATATTGAAGTCATTAGAAGCTCACAACTTCACCGAATACAGCAATATCAACAGTATTGTTGTTACCACTTGCGGTGTTTACGTTAACGTACAAAGCTGAAGTTGTATTACCAGAAACAGCAGTATTAGCGCCATAAACACCTGCAACAGTCAGGTCTTGATACATACCTGCTGATGTGATGGTGCTAAGGACAACGTTAGCTACAACAGCGTTAGCTGATGCAATGTTACCGTTGCTTTGAACGCTAATAGCAATGTTTGCTGACGATACGCTACCGCTTGGGTTTTGAATCGTAATTCTACGAACAATTACACCGCCAGAGTTAGCAACCGCACCACCGTTAGTCAATCCACCACCTAATAAAGGGATGGAAATGACTGCATTGCCAGTGGTGTTAAGTTGTGTAGCCCGGATCAGTGCAACACGCCCATAGCCAAAGCTATCAAGCGTTAGTTGTGCGACTGCATCTGCGCTAGACATGGTTGCTCCTTAACTGTTGTATGTGCCAGAAGCTGCTGCACCACCGTTGACCGTAGCCAAGGTAATGGTTGTAGCTGTAGCAACAATAACGTTTGCACGAACGTTGACACCGTCAGACAACAATACACCGCCAGTGTTATTGGCAATGAGTGTTGACCATGTTGATGGCGTTGTGCAAGCTGTGTTGGTGTTGTAAGCCGACACTGCTTCAATCGTTACGTTAGCGGTTGGGAACAACAAATACGTACCAGCAGGAACTAAAACTGTGGCGTTGTTTGCCGACAGAGTTGTAAGCTGCCAGTAAGCACCTGGAGTGTTTGTACCAGCGCTTGCAAGGAGGATTTTATTTAAGCCTAATGCCATGACTGTTCTCCTTAGATAGCAATTGAGTTGTAGCCAGACACACGGGTCATCGCTTTGGGCTTGGTTGAAACCAATTCCGCAATCATCAGCACCGCACCGACATAACCGATTTGCCAGTTAGGCAAAGTCGATTCAAAGCCAGTAAACACAAACGAACCTTGTTCGTGAATGTAGAGCGACAGATAGTTGCTGTTGATGAAATAGACCGTGCCTTCTGGGCAATATGGATCAGGATAGATTGGCACACCAGCGACCATCAAAGCACGGAAAGCGGCTTGAGGACCGTTGTTGTCACCATCAAAACCATGACCAGGGGTAATGACGTACTGTTCTTGACCAACGTAATCTTGAGCCAAGAGTGTCCAAGTACCAAAACCGCAAACACCAAACGTTGGCACTTCAGCACCGTTTTTAACAGTACCAGAAATGTATTGCAGTATGTTTTGACGGGTTGGGTTGACGTTACCAGCGGCGTAAACCTTTGATTTCCACCATGTGTAGGTAGAACGGTTGATGTTGCCGTAAGTAGTCAGGTTAGTACCGTCATCAATAGCACCGGGCAAGCCGATGAATTGTTGAGTGTTGGTGTAGTTGGTGTACAAGGCTGTAGCCATTGCATCCATCATCACGTTGGTCGCATCATTCATACGAGCTTCGATCAGAGGAATAATAGCGTAATCTTGCTGTACCGCACCTTCCATACCGAGGAATGGAACAGGAGCAATCATCAACTTGAGGTTGAACTCAGCGTTGAAAGCACCTTGCTGGACTGAAGGCTGGGTAAATGAACCAGAGTAATCAGACCATTGTGCGTTAACAAACTGTGCGCCCTGAACGGGAACAGTTACTTGGCTCACACCGCCTGATGCTTGCTGACTGTTTGCAATCAAAGCAGCCATAAGGGGGGTTGAGTTGTAAAGCTGGACAACCAGCTTGGGAATAAATGCCCTACGAGTAACGTAAGTCAATTCATTGTATTGACTTGTGCCACTCTGAGGGAGAATACCGCCGCCGATAGGCATATTAAATCTCCTTAGTTAACAAACGGCACAAAGCCGCAAACAAATTTATCCCCAAAATTACACACCAATAGGTCTACGACCCATGTTCCTAATTTCTTGCAACGCAGTAGCTGCTTCATTACGAGCCGCTTGCTGTGGACTTTTCCAATACTTTGACAAGTCAAACTTGTTTAAAGTGTTGGGGTTATAACCAGTGGGCGTAGGTGCAGCAGCTTGCTTCATCCATTCCCAATGTTGTGCAGCCGTATCATGGTTGGTAATACCTTGGTCGAGCATGATTTTTTCAATTTCGCCCACGGCATTGTCATCCACGTTATACGTTTCTTTAAGCTTTTTACGCTTGGCATCCAATTGATCACGAATGTCCCGTTCACGCATCTTGTTTTCAAGCGCCATGACCTTCTCTTCTGCGGCAGACACTTTCTTTTCAGTGTATTCCTCGATTTGAAGCTCAGGGATAACTAAATCAGGGTTTACCCGCTTAGTTAAACGCAAGAAGTCTTTACGTGTGTCAGGATTATCTGCAAGCGTCTTGCCTAAACGGGCAAGCTCATAGATTTGATTCTGATCAAGGTTTTCTAGGCTTTCTAAACTCATTTTTTATCCCCTTTAGAAAGTTAGATAACTTTTTTGGTGTCACCAGGACGTGACAAGTTCATCATGTTCTTGTAACCAGCTTTAGGTGCAGCGGTTAAACCACCGAACTGAGAATAACGGGGTGTGTTAACAATTTGACCGTTTTTCTGGTTGTTGTCAGTAGGATTGCGAGGGGCAGAAGCACCACGTGGGCGAAAGAGATCCATAATAATTCCTTTACATAGGAGGAGGCATACCGCCTCCGGGAGGGGGCATACCACCACCACCGCCTATAGGAGCAGGAGGAGGAGGTGGCGTAGGAGTACCGCCTGGAGTCATACCAGGCACTGGCGGTGCAGCACCCATTGCTTTAGCTTCTGGAGAAGCGCCACCAGCTTGCGGCAATGATTGCAGCAATTGCAAAATTTCAGATTGTTGCAATTCGTTGGTCTTCGATTTACGTTGACCGATGATTCCAGCAATGGTGCGAATGGCATTTAATATCTTTTGCCCTTCAGGTGTTTCACTACCAATTGCGGGAAGCGATTGTTCTAACAAGTCAGCCGCCATGCCGATATTAATCATAGACGCTTCACGATTACCCATCTTGGGTTCGGGCGTAGACATAGGCGAAGACATTGGGGGCGAAGCAGTGTCCGACATACTCATCGGCGCATTGTCAGCGGAGGGCACACCACCAGGAGTTGCAGCATCCTTCTGGCTTTTCATCAACTGCATAAGTTGGTCGGGTGGCACGGGCATAGTTATTTCCTATCAGAATGTGTGTAGGTTAATACTAATTCTAACAAAGTCAAGTAGGAGGAGTAATTTTTTAGTTTCCCGACCCTCGGCAGGACTTAACGGTCACCCGCAGAATCCCGAAGGATTACTTGCGTGCTTTACGACCTTTGCGGCTTTTACGCATAGTGCTCTCCAATAGAAAGACGGCCACCAAATTTAAGGGAAGGCAGCCAAACCCTATTCCCTGAACGAGGAATTCTTACCGTCTTGACTTACGAGCTTTACGACATTTCATAATCGTTCCTTAAGGTTATCCTCTTGTAGCCCGACCGTATGACCGTGTGGACGGACTGCGATTAAAACTTTTAACGCCTTGCACACGATACTGCAAATTTGGAGAAGAATCACCTCTTTTTAGTGATTCAGTCGAAACCCTTGGTTGATCTGCTTTAGGTGCAACTTGATTAGCCATTATGCCGCCTTTGGAACAGGTTTAGGTTTAGGACCACCAGCGGGAGGTTTAGGCGCAGCCGCCTCTTTCTTCTCACGCTGTTTTAAATTATCTTTGATCAATTGTTTCATTGGAGGATCGACTAAGTCAATCAATTCCGACTTATCAATAGCGCCAGCCTTAAACAAATTGAATGCCATCTGCTTAGTGTCTTCAGTAAAGATTGGGCTATTACTGTGTGCATCTACTTTGACAACAAAGTCTTTTGTAAACTGTTCAGCAATAAAGGACGTACCTTCACTATCTTTGAAGTGCGTGGCATCGTAGCTTTGCATCAATTTAAGATAAAGTGTTGCTACCTTTTCCAGACTGTCTTCGACAATGAGGGCACGTTTCTTAGCACGGGAAGACCCAAGCCTTGCAAGTTGTGAGGCATGACCTTGTGAGCGAACACCTGATTCGCCTTTACCTGATAGCACGTTACTGATGCCTGAAACCTCAGAAAACATTCCGTCTATTTCGTGAATGACTTCAAAGAGGTTAGATGGCATATCGGGCGCAAGACGCTCAACTTTAGCGTTTGGCATATCAGAGGCAAGTAAGCCACCTGCACGATTTAATGCAAAATTCTTTTCATCAAGTATGCCTGTGAACCCAGTGAGTGCGGTTGGAGGCGCAACTTGTTTAGACAACAGGTCTAAGACTTCAGTCATGCGATTGTTTCGCAGACCTTGCAGAAGCATAAGCTTTTGTACTTCGGATTGTCCCCAGAAATAATCGTACTGCGGGTTAGGACAAATCTGCACGAAGGGGCACTCGCCTTTAAGGAAGAGCGAGCCACCAGGGCGATCATAGATAATGACATCGGGTGAGGCGATGGTAACAACTTGGTAGTCCATTGTTTCATCATTCCACAACCATAATTCTTGCATTTCAATGGTTTCTTCAGCTACCCGTGCTTGATAACGGTTCATTCCGTAGAGATCAAGTTCAACGTTACCGTAAATCGTTGGGTTAGTAGCTGACATAATGACCCGTGCGACACCATCGCCACCGCTTGCACCGTCATTACTGGTGTTGCGAATACCGCCTGTGACACGATTAACTATGCTTTCACGCTTAGGATGCGAGTAAAGACGGGCATACAACTCTGAACGAGTGATGTAATACCGCTGACAAAGCGCTTCTTGGCGATGAGTGTAAGGAGTATCTTCACGCAACACACCCATTGCACCGGGTTCAATCATGTAAGGTTGGATACCGTCGTTATAAACAAGCTTAACAAAGGTGGTGTTGTAGACGAGTGCCCAAGTCAGAGACGCAGAAAAGACTTGGTCAGCATTGGAATTGAGCCACTCATCGTTGAGTGCTTGCGTCAGCACAGGTGCTTTACGATGCTCTATGATTGGGACAGATGCGCCAAGCGCAATAGAGAAACGAGTGGTTTCAGCAGAGTAGAGAAATGAGGTGAGCTGATCAAGGTGAGGATAAATCTTGTTGAAGTAGGCAGGGGGTTCTTCAGCCCCTGCGCCAAACAAGTAATAGGCTCGTAAGGTTTGATAATCAGACTTACGTTCCTCCCTTGAAACCATGCACTTTTGTGCTAATTCCAGATAGAAATTTTCACGTTCGTCAGGGTTTGGTGGGATTCTCATGTCTTAATCTTTAAGTTATCAGGATCACGCATTGTAGCCCGTGGGTCTACGATAGGACCATTATTAATCCCCGCATCCCTTGGTGTCAAGCCCACAGCCTCCCCACGCACGGGTTGGGCAAACTTTCCTGCAAGGACTTGCGCCATATTCATTCCTTGGAAGCCACCGCCCCAGATGGCTGCGTCACCAGCACGGGGTTCTTGCGGGGCTTGCGGCGCTTCTGCGGCTTTGCCTTTGCGGGGTCTGCCTCTCTTTTTGGGCGTGGCGTACTTTTCCGCTTCTGCGTATTCTTTTTCGGAGAACTTGTTGTTTCGGGTGAGGTAACCTGACTGGTTTTCACCTGCTCTGGTGGACTTGATGTCAGACATTCCGAATTCGCTGGCAAGTTCTTTGAGTTGTCTGTCGGCTGCTTTAGACTTATCACTCTTAAACCCAGGAGCCTGGAGAAAAACTTGGAGAACATAATCAGTACACCCCTCTGGGCAAGTTGGTTCATAACCTTCAAAGTAGCCATGTTCTTGGCACTTGTAATCTTTCAGTATTCTAGACATTTACTTTATCCCCTAATTGATCGACTAGGGTTTCCCCGTAGTCAGCACGATTAACAATTCCTATCTTCAATTTAATTTGGCTATCAACAACTTCTAGCCCATAGCCACGAGCTATTCTTGGTTTAGCGGTTTTACGATATTCTAAAAACTTACTGTTGTCTTGGTTTTTCATGATGGCAACTTCACCGTTGCGCCAGATAATCCAGCCTTTAGATACTCTGCGTTGCATGGTTTCATTCACTGGATAAGTCTTCTCAATGAACATGACTTTGAACGTAGAGAAAGGCACACCACATAATTCACAAAACATATGTAAGCCAATACCACGATTGCGATCAGCAATGAAGCGATCCATGATTAGCTCAAGCTCTGCTTTAGATAGGACGTGTGTTACCACCGTAGATACCTATTTTCTTTAAGTAGTCAGAAACGTTTTTACCCATAGCAACTTCTTCTGGGGTTAATTCATCTTGCTTTCTGCTAATGTCTTTAGAAATGCGTCTGCCAATAAGTTGAGGCTGGACTTGTTCGGCATACGCCGCAGCAGCCAAGGCAGAAGCAATGACCCGATCATCCTTGTTGCGACCAGACGCTTCAATAGCACCGCCATCACGCACGACTGTCTTCATCTCTTCGATGGTTTCCATGTCATAGATGTCCATCA